TAGTACCGTCCGCACCTAGTCCATCGACTAAATTTGCTAAATTTACTGCTAAAGTCATACTTTCCCTTATTTAAAAACGGTGAACAAATGCTGGTGGTGTGGGCCACGTAATTACCAAGGGATCAGTGTAATCTAAATCCCTGAGAGCCTGTCTATATGCCAACACTTCACTAAGTTGCTCTTGTGTTATTGATGTTGGTTTATTTAATAACAGTTCATCATTGTGTCTGTCAATTATCCACTGAGTAGAATCTAGTATATGAAATCTGTCTTTTTTAACGTGCCATGTTAATTCGTTTACTCTAGCAGTCTTTTCTTCAGCTGTCATATCACGAATTACCCAAGTTTGCTGTGCATATTTTTCTGCATCTAATACTGGTTCTGTTTCTTCAACTACTACATAAGGGCCAGTAGGCTCAGGCTTTGGATTTGTCATATAGATAGTGTATCCCAACGAAAATATGTCGTCGGGTACTGGCAATCTGTTAGCGTGTATGATGCCTTCTGGAATCAACATTAATAAATTGTTGTGTAATATTGGGTACTGATAAGGTTTCCCATCTTTAATTTGAATATATAACATAATTCTCTTTATACGTTTGCTGTGTTTGTTGAGGGATATGCTCTTCCACTACCCCATATAATTCTGCAAGCTCCACTGCCACCGCCACCGCCACCGCCCATTCCAGCACCGGACCAGTATTCGCCACCGCCTCCACCTCCACCGTAGGCTCCACCGCCTCCGCCAAAGGCGTCACCGCCTGCACCGTCGCCACCGCCACTGCCGCCGCCGCCGCCTTGTGAATATAGATTATACCAAACGCTAAATGTGCCGCGAACACCGTTAGCTCCTTGACCGTAAATTCCTACGCCACCGCCTCCACCGCCAGGTCCGTCTGAGGCAGCAAAACCAGCTGCACCGCCACCGCCGTTGCCGCCAGTTCCTGAGTTAACGGAACTACCTGAACCGCCGTCGCCGCCTGCTCCTGAATATCCAGCAGCACCACCGCCTGGCCCAGAGTCTCGAAAACCGTCATCACTGGAAGTATCCGAGGTAGTAGCAAGGCCTCCGTTTCCGCCTGGCCACGCAGCTCGACTCGTGCCACCAGAAACAATGCCGGTAGCTCCAGAACCTCGAGTACCGTTAGTAGATGATGCTCCTCCACCACCTGAGCCTCTACAGGTACTAGTATTTACAATATAACTGTTTTGTCCTGTTCCACCAGCTTGTGGTGTTGTTGACCCTGTAGTACTTCCTCCAGCACCACCATTGCCAACAAATACAGTATAGCTTGTACCAGAGTTTAAAGTAATTCCATTAACATAAGCTAATCCACCTCCAGCACCGCCACCTGGGGCATCTCCGCCACCAGCACCACCTCCGCCGCCAGCTACTGCTAATAAAGAGTAGCTACCAGTAAAAGCAGGTATAAAGGTATATGCACCAGGAGTTGTATATTCAACTTGACCAGCAGCTGAACTTAAGTTTGCCGTATCACCAATAGAAACTGTTTGACTTGTTTTTAAAACAGTTCCTAAACTATCTTTTAACCTAATAAAAAACGTTTCAGTACCTTCTCCAGAAAAAGCAAAATCTTTGGTAGTAGTAAGACTTAAAAATTGTTCTGCATTAGTACTACCTGTACTAATAAATGAACCAGTTAATGATCCAGCGGAAAAATCACTTTGTACAGCAGTACCGCCGTTGTCCCAATAAAATAATGTACCAGGGTTTACATTAGATAATTTAACACTAAATGTTACGGTATCACCCTCATTAATTGAGGTTGCACTTTGTGTAAGAGTGTAATCTTTGCCTGCCGTAGTAGCTGCTATAAAACCCATTACCACGCCGCTCATGTTAATCCTACCCCACTAATTATCCATTTAGTACTGGTTAACTTAATAATAGTTGCTATACCATTTTGAGCTAGTGTTCTAGTGCCAGTTGTACCAGCACCTGCAAGCATCAATGTATCTGTAGTACACGCAATACTAACGTTAACACCCGAAGTATCATTTACAAATATTACAGTTGTTCCTATAGGAAAAGCAACTGCTGCATTTGCAGGTATAGTGTATGTACGTGCTACTGCATCTGTAGCAGGATGATATATGTGTTTTCCTGAATCAGATAATACTAGTGTATAGTCAAATGGGGCAATATTTTGTGGTATGTTTAAATAACCAATATTATTAGTGCCCGGTACACTTTGACTTCTGGTAGTTAATAGTTCTAAGTTTGTAGAAGTAGTACCATTAATTAAGACATTCTTGTAGAGTTTATTATCTACAGAATCCCAGTATTCATCACCAGGATTTGTAGCTCTACGCGAATTACTTAATACATGTTTTAAGTAATCTCTTGATGACATTTATTATCCTAATAATTAAGCTTGCGCTTCTGTCCAACTAATACGTGCGTTGATACTGTTGGCGCCAACTGAGGTAATATTTGTTGCACAAATTGTTAAAATATCAGGACCATCTGGATACAGGTTAGTAGCATTGGTTGGGCAAGTGTTATTTGTGCCACCACCTAAAATACTATTACCAATATCACGAACCGCGGATAAGTCTTGTGCGCTAACTCCTGGAGTATTTGTATAGAAACCAAATACGTCTTCACCACCTGCAATAGTTGTACCACTTGTGTGATAAGCTACTTGGGCTAAACTAGAGCCACCGGCAGCGTTAAATGTTCCCGCACTTACGCGACCATTTAAACGTAACGTAATTAAGAATACACAATTACTACCAGTAGTTTGACAACTCATACCACGTAATGTTAACTGCATACGATTAATAATTTCTCTTGCACCAAGAATGCCTGTTAAACCGCTGTCAACAGTTGGAGCAATGCGAAGACTAATCAAGGGTACAGTAACGTCTTGCCCAATGTTAGTAATAGTTTGTGTACGCCTTTGGCCTGCAACAAACACTAGTGACTTATCATCGTCAAAACGTCCATCCATAATAACTGAGCTGCCCCAATGGCTGATTGTACTAGCTGTTTGAGGGCTATACAATTCTACAAGAACAGGAGCAGTTGCAGAGTATGTGAATGCAGTAGCAGCACCACCACCAGTTTGTGCTCGAGCACTAATAGTTAACGACGTTGGTGTCTTGCTTGAATACGTCATGTACTCAATTGCTGCGCCAGTTGCCGCAGCGGCTTTAACAACCACAGTGCCACTAGGTGGCCAACCTGTAGTATCTGCTACCGAAATTGTACCAGTAGTAGTACTAATGCCCCAAGCTCCTGTTAAATGTGTTCTATATGGTATTGTATTTGTTTCATAACGAGCAACTAAGTTACCTGAACGCATATATGCTTCAGAATTAACGTTGTTGTTAGGAATTCTATGACAGTATATAACTTCGCCACGATTATTTTTAAATCCAAATCGTATTGCACCGGCACCATACCATGTATAGTCACAGTAGAACATTTGCATTTTAGTTAAGTCTAAGTTAAACAGACTTGAACCAGTGCCATCACAACGATCAATATTCCATGTGCTTTGTGGATAACGAGTATCAATAGTTTTACTGATTGTAATTAAAGTGTTAGTAACACCTCTGTACTCTGGAGAAATAGTCATAGCTGTATCGCTTTGAATATTATTTACAAAGTATGTCATGCCTCGTATAACAATTGCGTCACCTGGCTTTAGCTGACTACTAAACTTAGTATTTGTACCAGTAATAGTATCCAATCCATTAGTAACCCCAGCTACACCTGCTAGTTGAGTTGTACTTGAACGTTTAACAGCATATAATGTTTGTCCGTCAAACTCAAAGAAAAATCCGTTTTGACTATCAAACATACCAAGACGATTGCTTGAACCATACCACGACCAAGGATTTACACTTATAGTATTACCTGTTGCAGGACTTGCACTAGGTGCAGTCAATGCAGTATATGTAAAAGTTGTTAACGATGCTGCGGTTGTTATAGCAAATGTGCCGTTATATGCAGTTTCAGTACATCCTTGTATACGAACAACTGCACCAGGTAGCATCCCGTGAGCATACTTTGTTGTTACTGTAACAGTCGTTCCACTTGAGGTAATATTTTCAGCTATGATTGTTGGTTTCATCAAACTACCAGTTGAAAACTGTATAGCTTTACCAGATTGGTAACGAAACTGTCGACGTGTTTGACGAATTAATTGATAGCCGTGATAAGGCACTTCATTACTAAAGGATACTCCACCATCAAATGCTCGGTGTTGTGTATAACCAAGCGATCTTGCAAATAATGTTGCATTAGCACCAGCAGATAGTGTAGCAGTAACAGCGTTAGAAACAGCCGCAAACGTAAACGTATTGTTGGTTGGAGTTGTTGCTACTATCCAACTTGAGTTAATAGTACCAGCTCCTGTGGCCGCACCGCTTGTACCTGTTGTACCAACAATACTGAAACCGTCACCAACACGAAGTCCATGCTCCACAGATGTAGTAACAGTACCTATTGTTCCATTCATTACAATACTAGTCAAAGGAATTGCTGACCCAGTATATCTAGCACCAATAAACACGTAAGTTTTAAAAGCATCATATAATGCTGTTGTAACAGGAGTATTGGTTACAGTAAATGTAAAGTTAGTGTTGGTACTAACGGTTTCAATCATCCACCATCCATCAACATTGGCGTTATCTGCAGTACCCATAATGTAGACGGGTAAACCAACAGTAATACCAGTAGTGTTATTAATCGCAACAGTAACTACTTTAGCAGAGGATGTAACGTTGGTAATTTGATAAGCACTGGTATTAGCACCAACAAATGTCAAGTCGCTTCTTGAAGTGTTGCTAATACCTTGTGTATAATCAAACGATGCGATTGGTCGATTGTTTAATAAGTTAAGATTGTCCCACTTAGTGGGCTGTGTTCCATACTCAAAGTCAGTGTCAATCAATGATTGCGGAGTTGAAACACGCATTTTATCAACTGGATCACGCAATGTTTCTGAAGGAACAATTTCTTGATAAAATTCTTCTACTAGAATAGAAAGTTTATCAGTATTAGTCATTGCTGCAGTGTTATAGTTTAACACTATAGTAGTAGTTTCCTGCCCTGTAACTGAATCAACCGCATTTACATAACTAGTTGAATTAAGTGCTGGATCAGAAAAATTATAAATCACAGTTCCAGTTGTTGTATTTGTAATTAACAACAACTGTTCTTTGCGAATATTTTTGCCAATAACTGTTATAGTTTTGCTATCTTTGTTAAAAGAATAACTTTCTAATATTACATGTTTTGCCATTCTAATTAATCTCCTAGTGCTATCGTAGTAGCGGAATATGGGTATTTTCTGGTTTGAGTAGCTAATGAGTTGCTTATAACAGTCAAAGTAGCTGTATCTCCAGGATCAGGGGTGTTATATATTATAACATATGCGGAAGTTGAAGTTCCTACGACTCTAAATCCATTGTGCGAGTCGTATGGGGTTACCCAAGGATAGGTAAGTTGCCTAACATATGGGGATAATTTTTTGCCGTTTACTACGACTTCAAGACTTCTAGAGTCCCCAATACTAGTATTAGTTATTGGGTTCTGGTCTTGTGTTAAATTGAAAACATTTTTATATCCATCAAATTGATTTGATATATCATTTAAAACAGTAGGAGCAAATGTTGATTCAGGACCTGTTGGGCCAGTTGGCCCTACTACTGTTGAGTCAGCTCCTGTTGGACCTGTGGCACCTGTAGTACCTGTTGGACCTACGATACCTTGCGTACCTTGAATACCTTGAGGACCAGTAGGACCAGCTACTGTTGATGCAGCTCCTTCAG